GCAGACGGCCCCCGGTTTCCAACAGCCCGTTTTCCACGACTATGGCCAGGTCCGTGACGATCTCCCGCCCGGGTTTCTTCCGGAGGTGGTCCTGGGGCGTGTTGCCGGAGGGTTGGGCGACCGGGGAGGGCAGGAGCCGGCGGGCCTCCCGTTCCTCCGGCGTGGCCAGCGTCCCGGGTGCCACCAGGTCCACGATTTGCCCGGACAGGCGCAACGTCTGGCCGTAGGCTTTGGCCGTCGCCGGGGACAGCGGCCCGCCGCCGGCCTCATCGGCCATCACGGTCCTAAGCAGCGGAGGTTCCCCGGCGCTTGGCGAGGATGAAAACGCGGAACCGTCCATGCGGTGCGCCCACGTCGGCAGCCCGTAGACCACGCCATTCCGCATCGTACCCGAGTTCGGAAAGGTCCCCGAGTACACGCCCAAGTGCCCGCAAAACAGGCTTTCCTCCCCCGGCGTCTCCCATACATCCCGGGCAGTGTTCCAAGTCGCTAGTGGCGTTTGCACTGTAGGCCCCTCTCACGTTTTCCCAAGCCACCCAGGTGGGTTGGATGGTGTCTATTGCTTCCCGCATTTGGGCCCACAGGTTGGACCTGGTGCCCTCAGTCATGCCCCGCCGGCGCCCGGCGTGGCTCAAGTCCTGGCACGGGGTCCCGCCGGACAGGACGTCCACCGGCTCCACCGCCGCCCAATCAATTTGGGTCATGTCCCCCAGGTTGGGGACGTCCGGCCAGTGGTGGGCCATGATCTTGGACGGGTTGGCGTCGAATTCGGAATACCACTTGAGTTCGGCGTCCAGGACGTTTTCCACGGCCTTGCCCAGCCCGCCGTACCCGGCGCATAGCTCCCCCAGGGTTAGGCGGCTCATGCCGTGAGCTCCCCCGTTCCCGGGTCCAGAGTTTCGCCCGGGATATAGGTTTGGACCTGTTCGTCCACCTGACGGGCGAGGGCCAGCCCGGAGGACTGGGGCAGGTCAGCGGCGAGGGCGCGCAGCCCGGTTTTCCGAATCATGGCGTCCCGGTCAGTCCGCCATGGGCCGGAGTCGCCGGCCGCGCCGCGGCCCTTGCGTTCCATGACCGCCGATAGCGGCATGTACCGGGTTTGGGTGCCGCCGCCGATTTCGGCCCATGCCAGGACGCCGATGACCTCCCGGGTTTCCTCATAGTCCGCCGGCTCCCAGATGGTGACCCGCCCGCCCCGGGTGGAGTCGTACCCCTGCCGGAACAGGTCACCCTCCCGGACCAGGTCCGCGCCCACGGCACCGACGCGGCCCGAACGGCGGGCGAGCTCCAGCAAGCCCCGGTAACCCACGATGGGCACCACGGACGGGACGCCCTTGACCTTGCGGGGGGTGAGGTAAAACTGGCCCATGGGTCCGCCCACCTCCAGCCCCAGGCGGGCGGCGGTCAGGAACGCCCCCAGGAGGGATTCCGCGCTGCATGCCTGGAGGTCCGGGGACTGGCGCAGCTCAGTAACGGCGGTACGCATGAACTGTTCCACGGGGACGTGTTTGGGCAGGGCTTTGGCAAATTCGGCCTCCATGGACTTGACCAGGTCAAAGGCCGTCGCCCGTCCCGCTTGCACCTGTTTGCCGGCGATTTGCGCGGACAGGTCCGTCCCGGCTGGTTGTTCGGTCATTCGGTTTCACCTTTCACCAGGAACACGCGGAACGGCTTTCCGGGGCGCGTGTACGCTTTGACGACTTCCGCGACGTCTGGCCGTTCGGTGGCCAACGCCTTTTTGTCCAGGGACTTCCGGGTTTGCTCTTTGTTCGTGACGGCCACCTGGCCATCCGGCCACGCCAGGGCCGTCCGCTCCCCCATGGCCTTTTGGAGCCGGAACCGGTATTCCTCAGCCCGCAGCGCGAGGGCGTCCGCCTTGCGCTTGGCGTCCAGGTATTGGGCCAGGGTTTCCTCCAGCGGCCCGTCCATGGTCAGGGCGTCCAGGGAATCGTCCGCGGGGTAGAGCATGGCCAGTTTGTCCGCGTCCAGGAACGTTGGTTCCGGGCGGACGCCGGCCACGACGTGGTCAGCCCACCAGCCGCCGGCGTACTGGACTATCTGCCGGATGACCTCATCCGAGCGGGCCACCCGGTACGGTTCGGCCAGCTTCCCGGGGCCGGAATCGCCGCCCACAAAGCACGTCACCCAACACTCATCCAGGCCGGTAACCGCTAATTGCTGTTGGGCCTGGACTTGGATGGAGGCCGGCGGGACGCCGTCAATCCAGTTCGCCCGGTAGTTGTGGACGGACGTGGTTTTGACCTCCAGCAGCGCCTGGACGGGTGCCGTCCGGGAACCCCGGGGGGCAAGGCCAAAGTCCACGGTGGCAAGCATCCACGGGTGTTCGGGGTGGGCCAGGAGGCCGGGCGTGGGCACCAGCTTGCCAAGGTGGGGGTGTTTCTTGACCGTCCGGCGGGCCACCGGGGTTTCCAGAATGTGGCCCCAGGCGGTGGCCTCCGAAAGCTCCCCGTCCACCGGGGTGTCCGTGGCCGTCTTATCCAGCCAGACGTCCAGGGCCGTCCGGTACGTGTTGAGCCCGAGAATGGCGGCGGTGTCCGATGCCCCAAGGCCGGCGCGGCGGGCTTTGAGCCAAAGGCCCCGGTCCCGCCGGTAGTCCTCAGCTGCCAGCACCACCACGCCGCCCAGGCCGTCCGGGGTCATACGTCGTCCCCCACGAATTCGGCGGCGTGGGCAAATAGCATCATGGCCGGGACCTCCAGCACGCCGGCTATGGCGGCGGCTTTGCGGCGCTCAATCCCGCCCTTGCCGTTGCGGAGGTTTTGGATGGTCTGGTGGGACACGCCGGACAGGCGTTCCATGACCCATACGCCTTTCCCGGCGTCCCTCATGACTTTGGCCAGGACCGTTTCCGCGCCGCCCGGGGCCATTCGTGCCCGGACGTAGACCTTGACGTCAAGGTCTTCCAGGTCTTCCAGGTTTTCCAAGTCGTCTAACCTTTCGCGCACCACGTCTAAAATATTTAGACGGCTTGAACATAGCAGCGGGCGTCCAAAGCTTGCAACCGAAAACGTCTACCCATCCAGTTAGACGATGGCTCCGAACCCCTAGATTGGCCGTTCAATTGTCCGGGGGTTGTGGTATGTCATCGGTAGACGGCACCGTCTATAACTTGTAGACTCGCAAACGTATTTCCCGGGGGACTAGTGAACGATTGACACATAGGGGAGCAGATGAATACCCAAGAAAAGCCGCTGACGCTTTCGGATATCATCCGTCAGCACCAGGACCGGACTGGAGACAGCTACAGCATGGTGGCCGCACGGGCCGGGCTGTCGAAAGCCAAGATTGGCCAGTTAGCGAACCACACACAAAAAAACATGCCCAGGGCGCACACTCTGGAGCAACTGGCCAAAGGGCTTGGCTTGCCCCTCAAAACGATCCAACAGGCTGCCATGGCGTCCGCTGGCATCACGCCAGAGGGCACGGGAGGCGAACAGCGGATAGATGCACTGGTGGCCATGCTCAAAGAGCTAACGCCAGAGGACTTGGAAACGGCGGGCATCATCATAACCGGCCTCAAGACCAGCCGCACACTGAGGCCCATAGCCTCATAGCACACAAAAGGCCCCGCATCCTTTAACAGGTTGCGGGGCCTTTTCGCGTCTTAAGTCCCCGGCGTGTCGCACTAGGCGAGGGTCCGAATCCTTAAGATATGGTTCAAATGCGAGGGACCCCGGAACGCCAATTCCGGAGCCCTCTAAGCAATAAACGTTCGACTCACCCGAACGTCCAATGCCTCCAATGTCTATGGTATATGGAGCATAGGACATTCTAGCCGGTTGAGCGTTTAGGCTCCCGGCTATTTTTATTTGACCAGCCAGGGCCTCTATTTGTCGCGCCTCCCGGCTGGCCTCACCACTAGCTTGGGCAGGAGGAAACGCTGGGTTTGGTGAGAGCGTCCAGGAGAGGGGGCGCTGGTCCCGCCGCGGGTAGTCCGGTAATGGAATCCCGTGGTCAAGTGCCGTCAGATGGCGTCCATTGTCGAGCCATGGGGCAGGGGATTTCACCAGGACAGCGCAAGGCCTGGAATCGAAGGGCGACCAGTCCCAATTGCACCGCGTCAGCCAGACGTGGGCCAGTTCCCATGGCAGCCGTCCGCGCCCGCCCTAACCCGGCGGGCCAGACTTTGGAGGTGCAAGCCTCCCCTATAACTCATCCATACGTCCCATCGGGCATGGTGTTGCAAGGTCTGCCTGATAAGCCATTCCCCACCCTGGGGAACGCTTATCAGGCAGAACCCTGCCCTTTCCGCCAAACCCTCAAACATGGTGTCCAAAAACAAAGCCCCTGACGGGGCCAGCCGGTAGGCTGTCCCTCAGTGGATTCCCAAGCACGTGGGGCCGGGCGACACGCTTAGATGCACCCCGGTTGAATGGCCCGGGCGGCACCCCAAACCGGAGTCCATAGGACGGCCTCCCGGAATTCTAGACACCCGGGAGGCGGTCCGCCTCAAGTCTTTCCGCCCTCCAGTAGCCGGCGCCCGGCCTCCCGGGCCAGGGCCAATAGTTCGTCCACCTGTTCCTCAGTAAGCCCCGGGGACGCTTCCCACAGTTGGGCCTTGAGCCGTTCGGCCACGGCGTCCCGGTCAACCACGGGGGCGTCCGCCGTTGTGGATCAGGGGCGGGCAGGGGACACGCCGGAGCCGCCGGACCACGATGGCATGGCCGGCGGCGGCATGCTCTTTGGTGAAATAGCGGTGGCAGAATCCGTCTTTGGGTCCGCCAAAGATCATGGTTTCGTAAAGCAGCGGAGGCCCGCCAAAGAGGGCCACGCCCATGTCCATGGCCATAAAGACGGTGGACACCCGGCCCCGTCTGCCCAGGTCAGTGACGGCCACGTGGCGGTCCCCCATCCAAATTTCCACGTACCGTTCCCGGTCCACGGGGGTGCCGTCCCAATCGAAGTACAGGCCCCGTTCCATGAAATCCAGTAGGGCGTCCGGGTGCCATTTGGCCATGTAGGTTTCGCGGTCCATGGGTCAAGGGTAGATGGTTAGGTGTTTACGTGTCTACGTAGACACGTATATAGTGCCTCCCATGACACCCCGAATAATCGCGGTGGCCCACCTCAAGGGTGGCACCGGCAAAACCACGTCCGCCGCTTACCTGGCGCATGCGTTCCGGCAACTGAACAGGACAGTCCTGATAGTTGACGCGGACAACCAGGAGTCAATGAAAGATTGGGCCGAACTGTCCAGGTGGGAGATTCCCACCATCGGCCTACCGTCCAAGACGCTCCACCGAAAGGTCCGTGGCCTTGGGGCCGGCTATGACTATGTCCTGATTGATTGCCCCCCGTACTACCCCCGGGAGGATGAGGACCCCGATAAGGTCCCGGCGGCGTCCGTCGTCATGTCCTGCCTCAAGGCCGCTGACGTCGTGGTGGTGCCGATGGCTCCCACCCTGATGGAGCTACACCGGGTTGGCCCCACCTTGCGGGCCATTGCCGCCGCCGCCGTCCCGGGACAGGACGTCCGGTTCCTGTTGAACCGGGCGGTATCCGGGGCGGGCAGTACGGACGGCGTCCGCCAGTCCCTCACGGCCGGCGGTAACCGCGTGTTCCAAGTCGCCGTCAAGCGCCTTGAGGACGTCGCCCAATCCATGGGCGCACCCATTACCGGCAACCTTGCGGGCTACCTGTCCGCAGCCATTGAACTGGAGGAATCGAAATGACCAAAGCAGACTTTGCGGCCCGCGCCGCCGCCGTACAGGCTCCCGCCCCGCACGCCGTCCCGGGGCACGCCCCACGGGTGGCACCGGTCAAGATGACGGTTGAGCTTGAGCCAGCGGCGTATCAGTTCGTCAAGGCGTTCCCGGACGCCATGGGCGTCCCCCAGGCCGTGGGCAAGGTCCGCGTCCCCACGGTGGAGGTGTTCCGCGCCTTGCTGGAGGAACTGGAGGCGTCCGCCGAGCTCCGCACCGCCGTAGCGGCCCGCATCCGGTCCAATCTGGCCTGACGCGGCCCGGGGCGGCGAGGGCGTCTCGGACCAGTTTTCTACGTAGGTACGTATCCCCCTATATACGGGGGTACGTGCCTACGTTTTTACGTGTCCACGTATGTCCGTATTTACGGATGATTCAAGGCCGTTTTGATACGTAAGTACGTAGGCCCGTAAGCACGTGAATAAGGGTCTACGGCGATACGTAGATACGGGGTCACGGGCTTACGTATCAATTTCTACGGGCTTACGTAGGTACGGGAATACGGGGTCACGTGGGTCCGTATCTACGTATTTACGGAAATACGTAAATAAGGGGTTGTGCTACACGTCTAGGCGTGCAATTATTGATCCATCAGCAGGACAGCCCAAACCAGCCAGGAGGACCCGAAATGACCACCGCCGACGCCGCCGCCGTAGCCGCCGCCATGAAAACCGAAATCAAGGCCCTCATGGAGGCCGGGACCGTCCCCGCCGACGTCCCCAGCTTTTCCGCCCTCCATGACTACGTGGATGCCAACATGCTGGCCTTTGAGGTCTACGGGACCGAACCCGCAGAGGATGAGACGGACGAACAGGCAGAGGAACGCATGGACCGGGAAACCCCGATTTTCAACGCCGCATCGGATGAGGTGGACCGTTGGCTAAAGGTTCGGGCCATGCTTGGACCGGAGACGGCCCCCGAACTGTCCCCGTGTTGCGGTGCCAACGTCACCTATTCGGGGGACGGGGACCTGTATTGCAAGGCCTGTTTTCGGGCCGTGGGGCATTGATAGCCCTTTGCTTGGCGGGGGCGGTCATGGCGTGGGCCATGATCTTCCCCGCCCGCAACGCTGACCGTCAGGACGTCCAAAATAGTGTCTATAAAGACTAGACGGATACACGTCTGGACGTGTATGGTTGTTCTATCAGCAAGGAACACCAACCAGCAGGAGGAACCCCGAATGTTCGACCACCTAGAACCCACCGTCACCCGCCCCGCCGCTATCGAAGCGGTGGCCAAGGCGTCAGGCCTCAGCCTCCCGGCTGCCTCAGCCGCCTTTACCGCTCTGGCCCGTGACCTTGGCTATAAGGCCCCTTTCACCCCGCGACAGGTGGAGGCCATGGCGGACCTCATCACGGAAGAATCCAACTAACCAGACCAGCGGCGGGGGCCACGGCCCCCGCCTCCCGAAAGGACCCCGCAATGACCAGCCAGCCCCTCACCCTCAAAGAATGGGTGCCCGCCCTTGCCCAAGAAATCCATGGTGCCAAGTGGTCCCCGAACCTTGATTTTGTGACCCATCTACAGGCCCAGCAGTTGGCCCCATCGTTGGGCATCCAGTGGGCAAACACCATGTCCGCCGCCGACGTGGACGCCCTCAAAACCGCCGTCCGGGAACTACACGCAAAGGCCGCGAAATGACCACCCACGCCGCTACCCTCAAAGCCGCTGTAGAGACGGCAAAGCC